GTTCCGAACCCCATCCAAGTTTCCTGTCTAGTTAAAATAGTCTTCTGGGATACCCAGCCATCGACAAACTGAAACCCACTAAACGCATCAAGCGCTTGTAGGTAGTTGCCGACGGGCAGGAACCAGTCGATTACAAAACTATAAGGAAGAAGCTCCCAGGCAAGTAATGCTGGGTTGGAGATACCGGTCTGAGCAAGACCGGCCCGAGCTGCAGAATCTAGCGTGTAACAAAGGGACATCTTAACCTTTGTTACAACAGATTGCAGAGTTTCAGTCGGAGTTGGATCATTCGACGAAACACTCGAGACTTCACGGGCGGTAGCACTGCCCGTGTTCGATGTTACATAACGCTCTTGGCTATGCTGGGCGAGGAGCTCAGCAGCACCAAATGCGTCTTGTAACAACGGCTTCCAGCCATACTGAAACTCGAGCCAATGACGTGCCAGCCGGAGATTGGCAGGGGTCCTACGGACCTCTTCCCATGCTCTAGCTGACACTCCTTGGCGACCGAGTTGGAGTTGGTTGAGGAAGTCGCCCAGCTCAGCACGCCTAAGGGCGCGCGCAGCCAGGGCGATCCGAGTCGCTGTAGAAACCAACAACGTAGCTGTCTGCTTACGTTCGCCAAAGGCTTGCGCAAGATTGATAGACATGTTGTTAACTTTCTCAGCTAGCCGGGCTCGCGCCTTCGTATACGCTTCTCCAAGATGCGTAGCCGAAGGGTGTCCCATAACGATAACGGAGTTCGCTACATCATAAGTCGTAGTGCCTGCAAAGCTCCCGTCAGGGAACCAGAGGCGCTTCGACTCACGGTACGGCGTTCCAGTATCGCGTTGAATTATCACGTCATGATCTAGCGTAGAGATCTTAAGCTTGCTCCTTCTCGAAAGGGAATGCCAGCCGGGCGTTACACTACCGGTCCAGACACGACGAAACTTGTAAGACCCAAAGGTCGAACCAATATTCGTAAACGTGCCAGAGTCGATAAGTGCACCGTTCCAGTTGATGCGGACCCAAGGGATAGGGGCGAACTCAACATTCTCAGGGCTAGGCCGTGACATAGCGATAATCCAGAGACACGAAGTCCGGATGCTTTCTTTCAATCAGAGCGTCTACAAAAGAACGAAGATCCTTGGGGTCAAAGGGGTATTCATCCTCAAACATGAAAAAGTCTTCTTCAGATGAATCTGAATAGACGACATGCTCGAGGGTGAAAGACCTACAATTGACAACAAAGGTACGTTCCATAATAGACTCCTGATTAAAGAAGAG